CCAGCCGATCCGGCGGTTCCATTTGTTCCGTATTGCTTGATGACTTGATAAACAGACCCAGCCGCAACAACTAGAAGGGGCTGATCGAATGCGGTCGGCGTACCTATGCTTCCGTTACTGGAAAACTCGTCATAGCAACGAATGCGGAACCCTGCATATTGCCCATGCGCCCGGTGATAGAGAGCCAGGATGTAGTTGAATGTTTCCGCCTTTTCAAGCAATTGCGAAATGTCGAAAGTGCGCAGCGGGAACGGATGAATCAGCGAGCGGTATTCCTGCCCGCCTGAGGTTTGCACGACATTGACGGCGTATTGATCCGTGAATGACGCGCCCATCTTGATCTTCTGATGGTCGATACGTTCTTCTAGGAAATCAGCCATATCGACGCGCTCCATTTGCTACGCCAAGCACCGAACGAGCGCCCGATGCAGCGGCACGCCTGACTTCTGCCTTGTCGGTTCCGGCGCCGGCGTTGATTGTCTGATTGATCGTCATTCCACCGCCACCGGACATATGAACGCCGAGCTTGCCGTTGCTCATTCGCTTTAGAGGTAAAGCGCCTTCCGGCCCTGCTTCGCCAGCAACGCCAAAGGTTCCACCCATTGCAAACATGGTCGGCTGCGTCAGAATTCGCCCATTTCCGAATGCCCCCCCGTTGGCAAATTTCTGAACCTGCCCGTTGTTGAATGCATAACCATTCGCAGCAAACAAGCCCATAAATGACGATGCAACTGACCCGAAATCAATTGAAGAAAACGAACTTGAGATGCTGCTGAAAACATCTTTCATCGACTTGCTTATTTGATCGAACACGCCTTTCATATCAACCCGCATGTCTTTCATTGCGCCATCCAACCAATCCCATTCGCCGGGAAGAATTCCAGCGGCCCCAACGCCTGCGGCGGCACCGCCAGTTGCTGCACCTCCTTTGCTGGCAAATATCCCTTTCATTGACTTTATTGCGTCACCGAAAACGCCTTCGATCTTCCCTGTCTTGCCCATGTCGCCGAATAGGATATTCATCAGTTGCGCCGATCCGGCTTGCACGATCATCTTCTGCATGGTCTTGCCGAACGATTCGACCAGCGAATCCATCCCGTCCTTGGTCGGATTGATAAAGAAATCCGCCATTGCATCTTGCATGTTGTGCGCGGCTTGCTTGGTGAATTCGTCTAGTTCCTTGGTTGATTCCTTGATTTGATCGGTAGCGTCCTGAATGTCGTATTTTTTGACATCACCGGAAATCAACACATCGGACAACTTGCCGCGCAGCGAAAGCTCTTCCTTGAGGAACTTGATGCGCTCGTCAGTGACGCGCTTTTCCTCTTCAGATGCGCCATTGAGCACCTGTATCGCCGCTTCCTGCTCAAGAATGGCGATAGCGTCGGCAAGGCGGGATTGTTCAACAACGGAGATTTGAGAAGCAGTCAGGCCGTACATCTCATTGGCTTTTTCAGCCGCCTGAATCTGTTCTATCATCCCCTGCCGTTGTTTTACGTTAGATTGTTCCTGCGCTTCTACGGCCTTCATGAACATGGCCGTTCGTTCGTATTCAGCAGCGGCTTTTGATTGCTCGATAGCCGTCTGTTTCCACGTTTCTGGCATGGATGCCCACACCGGAGACTTTTGCAAATCGAATAAGGCAGATTCCGCCGCGGTCAGGCTGAGTGTGGATTTTTCTGCGCTGAGTTTTGCCGAGGCGATTGATTTAAGCGCCTGCTCATAGGCTTTTGCTTCGTCGGATTCCCTACCTACGCCTTTCCTGTTTCCGCCGCCCGAACTTGGCTTTTTGGTCGAATCCTTGCCGATCTGCGTTTCGGTTTCGATCAGCTTTTTGACTTCGGCCTGATAGTTCTTCAGGTTGCCAGTGCGCCCGTATTCAGCGTTCAATACCTTCAGGTGCTTGTGGAAGTCAGCAGACACACCTGACATCTTCTGTGTCAGGGCGATGTAATCGGCGCTCGGTGAGTTTGTTTGAGCACCTGGAGCCTTTACTCCGCGTCCTTCATTGCCGTAAGTGCCGGCGTTCTCTGCAACCACTTGGTCAGCCATGCGGCCTTGCAGAATCTTTAACTGTGCAATCTTCCGGTCATAGCGTTGCTGGTCGAAATAGCCGGCTTCTTTTTGGTCTTTCTCCATGCCTGCCAGATCGGCGCGAACTGACTTGATCTGCGTCGATAGATTGCCGAACGGCATGGTTGCAGCGGCGCCCATTGCCGACCAGAACCCACCAGCCGCGCCAATACCACGGATGAAATCAGCGATTAGATTGTTCAGCGGCGGCAACAAGTCAGACAGAATCGAACGCCCGACGCTGCTCGTAAGCGTTGATAGCCGGTCAAGGTTGTCGTTGAACTCTGCCGACTGCTTGACCAGATCGCCATCAATGACGCCGCCTAGTGCCTTGGCTTCGTCCTTCATTCGCTTCAGGCCGTCAGAGCCATTGCTCAACAACTGAACGAACTTGGCCCCGCCACGGTTGAACAGTTCGATAGAGAGCGCGGTCTTTTCGGCGCCGCCTTCCATCTGCGAAAACGCATCAGCGACTTCTGACAAAACAGAGTCGGCGGATTTCAGTTTTCCGCTGGAATCATGAACATTGATCCCGAGCTTTTCAAATACGGCGGATGCCTTGTTGCCGCCTTCTGCGGCTTCGGCCATCTTTACGCTAAGACGGGTCAAGCCTTGCGTCATTTCTTCAGCGGATACGCCGGAAAGCACGCCGGCGAAATTCAGCGCTGATAGTTCTTCAGCAGAAATGCCAAGCATTTCAACTTGGTCATTCAGCTTGTCTAGTCCGTCAATGGCGCTTTTGAGGTTACGGACAATCTCAATAATTGCCGCACCAACCGCGATTCCGCCGGCAAAGTTCGACAACTTTCCCATTGCTGTAGCGATGCCATCGGCGGAACCAGATGCCTGTTGCGCTTCTTTGTTGAACTTGTCGAGTTGGTTTGCGGCGGCTTTTACGCCATCGGCAGCGTGCTTTGATTCCTTGCCGAGTTTCGCCATTGACGACGCGGCAGTATCGAGCGACTTGAACGCCTGGCCGGCACCCTTCGCCTTATCGCCCATTGCCCGCATCTGCGCATTGACGCGATCAATCGCAGACGCCATGCCGCCGGTAGATTGTTCGGCTGAACCGGCAGAATTGGCGAGTTTTTGCAGGTCGGATGCGGCTTGCTGAACGCCAGAGGTCTTTACCTCAATCCCTAGCGTCGTAATGTTCTCAGCCATTATTTATCCTTGTGCATTTCTCGCAGGGCTTCGTCTTCCATGACGCGGAATCCTTCAAATGCCCATTGCCGGTCGTCTATCTTGAGCAAGTCCATGACCGCCGGAAGCGCCGAGTAATCCATGCCGTAAGCGCCTGAGTAGCCGACGCGCCATTGCGTGCGCATCGCATCAAACAGTCGCAATATGGGCATGTTTTCCGGCCATACATCCACGCCGTCCGCTTCCCCGAAATCAGAACGCCTCAAGCCGACCGCAGCGAGTTCTGCGTCAGTCGGCTGGTCTTCGTTGAGCTTTCGGGAAAGCGCCCTCAGTTTCCCAAGCGGGCGTCGATCAGTTCCGCCATGTAGCAGTTGAAAATTGCATGGGCAGAAGCCGGATAGTTTTGCAGCAGTTCGGCAACCGAATCGGCGGAAAGCTCGGAATCTGCTTTCCACGACTCGACCAGCTCAAGGATACAATCGACATCGGATTTATCCTTTGCCGATGCTTCCTCGAAGAACGCCTTAACCTCGTCTTTGCGCTTGTGGCGAAAGACCACCGGAAGCTCTTGCACCTCGCCACCAGGCGCACGGATTTTGACCGTGGCCGGAAAAGTGGGATTCGCCTTGATCTTGAACATCAGTAGCGCACCGGCTCGGCCAGGAACGAGAACGTCGCTTCGCAGGCCATGATTTCATTGATGGTCATGGAAGGCGTCTTGTTCAGCGAGATGTAGGCGTTATAGACGATGACAGAGCCATCCGGCAGCGTGGCCTTGACGGCGCGTTGCAGGCGGTCATCATTGGCTTCAGACAGCGCGATATAACCCGGCTGCGTGGCATCGTCGGCAATCGACAGCGTAAGACCGCCAGCGGATTTGACGGTCGGGATGCGCTTCTCAGCATCGCTTTCAAGGAACTGGTAAGTAACGAACTGTTGTTCGCCACCATCGGTCTGCGAGGAAAGCACCTGTGCAACCTGCGTCCAAGTGGTGATTTCGCGCACGGTGCCGGTACCGGAACCGGACGGATAGATCGAGGTCAGGGTCGTATCGATACCGAGCAGCGGCACGTCATTGGTGGCAACGGTGCCGGCCTTGACGATCTTGTTGGTCAGGCGCGACCAGCCGGAAGTGACCTCGAAGAATTCGCCGGTTGCAATGCCGTGCGAAACCTCCAAGGTTGCGACGCCGGGATCAGCATTAGTGACGGCGGTCATATTCTTTGACGCACCGTATGCGGTGGCGATGGCAAACGTGGTGCCGTTAGGCAATTTAACACTCATTTTGGGCCTTTCAGATATGAAAAAACCCGCCGGAGCGGGTCATTGATGCCCAAACGGGCGTAAAAAAACCCGCCGGAGCGGGTTCTGTTCAATTACTACTAATCTATTGATGAATTAGTAGCTAAATCGTGTCGCAGCGGTACGGAATCGACACCTTGACCACATAGCGGCCCGGTTCGTATTCGCCCGTCTTTGGCGACGGCGGTGCAACAATGCGAACCGTCAAGCCTGACTTGACGATCAGCAGGTTATTGGGGAACTGCGCGGCGATGGCTTCGACTATCGTGGCCACGGCACCAGTCCCGACGTTCTCGACGCCGACTACATCAATCTGGAATATCCCGGCATACAGCGTGTGCAGACCTGCTAAATCCTTGCTGCCTCGATTGGCCGGCATGAACCAGGCGCGGAGATAGGTTGTTGCCGGCTGGCTGATCGGCACGTTCTGGTACTGAACTGTCAGTGATTGCGTGGCAGCCCATGTGGCTAGACGGCCTTCGAGCGCGGCGCGTATGGTTTTGTCAGACATTGATCGCGTTGTTTATTTCGATAATCGACAGCCTGACCATGCCTTGTGGGGCTTGATCTGACCAGCCGTTTTCAAGGCGATCGGCATACGGTAGCGAGTTCGCCAGATAGATGCTTCTTCCGTCTAGCGTGTATTTCGTGACTTCTGAACGGACGCGGCCAATTGATCCGGAGCCTTCTTTGTCCGTTGCTTCGCTGGTCGATTTATCAACCGATCCGATTGAGCAATTCCAGTTAGCACGGAAGCGGCCAGTATCAACCGGAGATTTCAGAATTACATTGCTGAACAGTTCAAGCGTGATCTTGCGCACGGCAAGGTCGGCCTTGTCTTTTGCCTTCTCGATAGCCTTGTTCAGATCGAGCGCGAAGGTCATTTGCGCACCTGAACTTCGTACAGCACAGCTACGCCAGCCGGAGCGGTCACGGTCACGGGCGGGACAAGCTGCCAAGTCTCGGAACCGATAACTAACTGGTCGCCGTCTTTCGGCTCAGACACGCCAAGCGGTGACAGCAATACGAGTTTATCGCCGATGCGAACCTTCGTTCCATCTATCAGTTTCTTGTCGAAATCAACTACGCAGCCATGCCCTGATTGGTCGGTATAGGTGACGACGCTTGCCCCGGTTTCAGGATCATAGGCAGCGCCAGCGGATACTTTCAGCGTGACGGCTTGCCCGAACTCGGTAATGAGTTCGTCGGCAGTGGTCGCCATGTCGCTATAGAAGGTCATTTCTTTCCGCCTTCAACAAAACGTCCAGACTCTGAATACGCTTCTATTAATTCTTGGCTGATCGCATGAATCGCATAAGCCTCAAACTCTGACGACGGGTTAGATTCGCCGATGTTTTCCCTAAGAAGCTGCCACACATGGACAGACTCATGAATAATCAGCCCAATAATTCCATTACCGTCTTTGTCGTCGACACGCTTGTTAATGGTGACAATTGCGCAGACTTTTCCGCCTGACTCGAATGTTGAACACCGACCATCAGACGTAGGATATTTTTCACCTTTGATGCCCATGCGGCGCATTTCTCGCGCCCATGCTTTTTTGTCAGGGCAGAATCCAAAATGAACTGGAAACCATCCTTTGTTGCACCAAATAACTTTTGTCTTCATGCGCGAACCACAGCGACGCCACCGATGCCGGTCGTCAGTTGCTTCAGCAGCGCATCCACATTGGCGAATCGCTTCTGACCTGAAGTAGATACAGGCTCAGTCACCTTCGTGATTGGCCCGACCGTCACGCGAGTGACTACGGATGATTCCACATCGGCGAACAGGCTTTCGGTCAGTGCCTTGACTGCGAGTTCAACGGTTGCCGCAAACAGGCGCGACATTTCAGGTGCCATGTCCCAATCCCACAATTGACGCGGGAATTCTAGCGCCTGGTATTGATAGGACTTGGCGGAGCGGAAATTGTATGTCGTGTCGATATATTGCGTAGCCTTGCGCAGCGCAACCTCTTTGACGGCATCCGTGCCAGTCCAAGCAGTCAGGCCATGCGCAGTCGCGTAATTGTCAGCATAGGCGACGGTTACATAACTCTCTGCGTCATCGCGCCCGGTGCCATCTTCCGTGATAAGGCTCATTCTTCAACCTTCGATTTCGGTGGGCGACCGCGTTTCGGCTTTTCCGGTTCTGCGCACTGGTCGAACAGCACATGCTTTTCAGGATCGAAGTCGGACTCGTTTATTTCAACGAAGCCGCCATATTCCTCATTAGCCGGCCAAACAATGCGTACAACGGGAACAGCAGACATTTATCTATCCTTGGAAATGGGCGAGGCCAAAGCCCCGCCCGTACTTCGTTAAGCGCCGATCAGCAGGCCACAGTGACGCGGAGCAATGACCTTCGCGCCCCACGCCAAATTGACTTCGTAGCGAACCTGACGCTTCTGCTTGTAGATGACGAACTCGTAAGTGATCCCAGAAACCGGATCGGTCACGAGCATCACATCATCGGCAGCGTCGCCTTCTTCCGGCATGGCCGGCGAGCGGGTTGCCAACTGGATAGCCGAACGCTGGAAGTACATGTTACGGGTCGTTGCGGCAACAACAGTGATCGCCTTGGTTGCCGCAGACATGGCAACCTTGATGCCAGGCTCTTGAATCACCAGCGTGCCGCCTGTGCCGGAAACCGCAGTCTTGACGACGTACTGATTCGAGTCACCGGCAAATGTGATGATGTCACCAGCCAGCAACGCGACGGCAGCGGCAGACAGCGTGAAACTGGTAGAGCCGACAGCGTAGCCAGTGGCATCTACGGTTGCAGTTGCGGAGCCGACAGTAACAGCGGTCTTGACTTGGCCGGAGTAGTGCAAATCGAACCCTTCAACCTGACCGAGCGTTCCGCGACGCAGCATGTCATCATTGCCGGATTCATTAACCTTGAACAACACCGACTGTTTGCCGCGCAGACGAGCGACCGAGGTGGAACCGAGAACCATGTGGCGGTCGGATTGCGGTGCGCCGTTTTCGTCTAGGATACGCAGCGATTCCGCAAAATCAACCAGATCTCCAGCAGTGCCGAACGGCGTACCGTTATAGGTGCCGTAAGCGCGCGATGCTTCGACATGCAGCGCGGCGAGGTCGGTTTCGACTTCGTTGGTCAGGGTGCGGATGGCCTGAGCGATACGGTCACGGTTGATCGTCTGCAAGGTGCCGGCACTGTTCAGAGCGACAGTTTCTTCGCCAGTCACGCCGAACGGGACAGAACGGGCCTTGGAGATGGTCATCTGCACGTTGTTGATCGTCTGCGCCGGGGTGTCGGCAGCATACGCAGCAGCGGTCAGAGCTTCTGCGGCCATCGGGCCGACGACCGGAGAAATGACGGACTGGCCGACAGCAGCGCGAGCGGCTTGCGAATCGCGGGCAACCGCAGGAATGAAGCCGACAGCCTCACGGGAAACAACGTCCATAGCCTCGTAAATCGAGGGGATAAGGCTGGTAAGGGTAAGAGCGCCCATTTTTGTAACTCCTTTTAATCAGTAATCAGTGCGCGGCCTTCCTTCATGTCCTTCGCAAATGTGGCCCTTTCATTTGGCATCATTTGCTCGAACTGCTGGCGCGTGCGTGTTTGTTTTCCACCGCCTCCGGCACCACTTCCCTGCGCACCGCCGCCAGACGCGCCGGAGCTTTTCAGGATGTGTTCCTTGTACGGGTACTGCTCAATGAGTGTTTCGAGTGCTTCGTCGAAGTCGGCGAGTTCGCCAGGGCGGGCACGGCTGAAAATCTTGTTGCCGGACGGGTCATACGCAACGGTCTTTCCATCCTCGATCTTGAACGACTGACCGAAACGGGCTTGAACCATGTCGGCAGGAATGGCGAGCTTTTCGGCGATCATCTTGGACCGGGCAAATGCCCCGCCCACCTTCTCGCCATAGAGCGCCTGTTCCAGCGTCTTTGACTTGCCGTTCGCTTCGTCAAGTTGCGCCTGGAAAGCCTTGGTGATTTCACCCTTGACCTTTTCCACCTCGCCAGCGTCAATCAGTTTCTTGTGGTCGAGATTTGAAACGGTATCGAGCGCCTTCCGTGCGGCATCAGGATCGGCGATTCCGTCGAACATCTTCAGCGACTTCTCAGCCGCTTCTGCACGCTCGCGGTGTTGCTTTGCCTCGGCATTCAGTCTGGAAATTGTGGCGACAGTCGAAACGGCATCGAACGCCACTTCTTTTCCGTCGGAATGCCGATAAAGCGGTTTTCCTTCGCGCAATACCGCATTTCCCTTGTCGTCGAGAACTAACTCCATGAAACACTCCTTTGGCATCCGCCAATTAACAGCTCATCCGAGCCAAGCACCCATTCACCATCCGGCAATAGGCAATAAAAAAGCCCCGGACCAATTAAGGTGCGAGGCTTCGGTAATCTTTGACGCAAAAAAGCCAGCTCTAGGCTGGCTTAGTAATATTCCCCGTCTTTCCGGGGCGCCATCAATCAAGTGATTGCCATTTATTCAGACGGCTGGGGCAATTCCACGAGACTCTTTAGAGTTTCAGGCATTAAGCCATCATCAGTCGTGGTTGCCGTCTCCAGATGCCGGTGCTTGATTGAATTTCCGGCCAACGATCTGTAAATCTTTGGGCGAACGAATCCGCCGCGCGATTAGAGTAGCACTACATTATGCGGAATGCAAGCGGCCTGTTTCTGAACTATTTGCGATGATGATGGATATATTGCTTGCTTTCTTAGCGCAAGTATATATAATCACTACATCAGATCAACAAACGCAAAGAGGGAAACGAAATGACCAAAATCAAACAAGCGATCAAATCCAAGATGGAACAGGCCGGAATTCCTCATGAATCAATCGATGTTTTCGGTGCTATTCGCCTCAATGTGCATGTCAAGTGTGTTGGATTTGATTCAGCGAACAAGTGGGCACAGCTTATTTCTTCAGCCCTCAAAGGTGCAGATGTCAAAGTTGTTAAAACGACATTCGAAGCAAAAGAAAACAAGGGAACGAACCTTCTCCCGACCATGAAATCAGGCTACTTGATTGCCGCAACTTACTAAGGAAACCATCATGCAATTTCAAACAGGCAAGCAATACACCACCCGCAGTATTGGCGACGCTGATTGCATCATTTCTGTGACGGTTGCAAAGCGCACCGCCAAAACGATAACCACCAGCGAAGGAAAGACACTGCGAATTTCCACGCATGACGGGAAAGAATTTGTAAAGCCTTGGGGAAGCTACAGCATGGCACCGATGATCCGCGCGGACGATGCGCAATGAGCCGCCCACAATCTGCCGCAGTGCAAGCGGCACTTGCCGACATTGACCTCGGCATGACCGCCTATGCCGCCGCGAAGAAGTACGGAGTACAGCAATCATCTCTCAGCCGGGCATTGAAGCGACGCGCTAATGTCTGCCCATGCTGCGGCCAGGCGGTAAAGCCTACCAAGTAGTAACCTTCCCCTGGCTAAGACAAAACACGCAGCACCTTTGCCTAACCGGCTTCGTCCCTGCAATGACATTCGCCGGCCCGATATTTACCATGATCCATGCGTTCGCCTTGCAGACCGGGCAATATGTCGAGACAGACGATAGCCTGACGCGGCCTTTAGGCTTGGATGGTTCGGCGTTGTCGGAGACTACTTTAAGCATCTGGCGGTTTCAGCGGTCAAATCAGCGAGACAATCTCAAGCGCATCCCATAAATCACGCCATACTCCGTCTTCTTTGTAGAATGACTTGTCGCCGGTCATAAGCATGGTGTCGCCGATAATCTCAACGACTTGAGGCTCGCAATCTTTCTCTGTCAGCCAGTAAAACCCGTCTTCAGTCACAGAATAATTCCTGAAGTATTAAACGACAGTATAGCTTACGCCTATACGCCAGCCTTTGCGAACATCGCAGCGTCCTTCTTGCGCAGTTCGTCTAGCGACAAAACGTCGCCAGTGCGATTGACGAAACGATCAATTGGCATTCCAGCCCGGAATAATTTTCCCTTGGTTTTACCAAGAACTCCGTCCTGAAATTCAGCCGGCTTGCCTTTTAGCCATTCTCCATAGGTAAGGTTCGCTGGAACCTGCCCATCATAGGCAGCCCTGGTGCCTTCTGGAAATTCCTTAAGGTCGATTCCTAACTCTTTCCAACTGCGCAAAACAGGAACAGACGTACTCCGGCAATTATGGTGACGTGGAGGTTGTGGCCCTTCTCCAACGGGGAATACTTTACCGTCCAAAGATGCGCACAAAATTGTCACGCGAGAATCCATCGTGGCGGTAAATTTCCATCCCTTGACAAGATCATCGTTTGCCTCGTAAAACTTCTGCCGCGTGTGGTTCGCCGTGTGACTGACCGCTGTACGCACGATGGTTTCGGCATTCCTGCGCGTAATCTCAAGTATCCCATCCTGATACTGCTTGGCCTTTGTTCCGCGCAACCGTGTGACCATCTCGGGAATCGTCTGACCTTCGACATAGCCGATACGGATCGCGTCCCGAATCTTCGCGGCTTTCTCGGCTTCCAGACCGGCCATCCATTCCGATAGCAGACGGCCCTGGAACGGTCTAGCCATTGCCGACGATACGACTTGTGCAACGGGCGCCGTGGCAACTTCAAACGTTACGGGCAGCGTATTCTGGAATAACTGCGCCTGATAGCCTTGCTCATACGCCACCAGATCAGCGAGTTCTGCGCTCAGTTCATGGCGGATTTTCTGATAGGCCACGGCGTTTATCTGCTTAACCGACATGAGCAGCGAATCCAGTCGTTCCACAGTAAATTGTGAAACGGGTAATTGCTGCAATGCCGCCGTCAATTGTGCGACCAGATCAATATCCGTGCGATTGAGTAGCGCGATGACCTTATAGACGACCTGATTCTGATACCTGATTATGTCGTGCGCGTGGTCGATAGTTGCGGTTT